TATCAGCATACAATTGAGTTTGTCTTGCTACTTCTGCGTTACTTGCTCTTAGCGGACCGTTGTTCTGAGTCATATCCTTCATGGTTTCAGCAACCAATCCAGCTTGCTCTTCAAAACTGTAACCCAATTTTAATAAACTGATTCTCATTGAATCACCGCCTGAGTGCAATGCTCCGCCAATCCTTTTGGCTCCTTCGGCCATTCCCAATCCAGATTTAGTAATTATGTCTGCATTATTTTTTACAACATTTGAAAATTGATCCACAGTCAAGTAGGCATTTGCGGCCGCATTGGTAAATCCATCCATACCAGTAGCAAATAATGCACCAGCAGCTGCAGATTGATTAAATGCAGCAACTAACTTGTCTGCTTCTTGAGCCAGCAACTGTATACCAGCTTTGGCCAATGCACTGAGTTCACCTGCGACAAATTTTGTAACTTCGCCTAGCCCTTGCAAGGCAAGACCAGCTACCATTCCTCTTTTGCCAAATCCCATTATTGATGAACCAACATCTTTAAGGGTGTTGCCCAAGGTATTGCCTTCTGCAGCCGCTAAAGTAACTCCTGTAGACATTATGTCTGCAGCTATCTTAAATCCGCTGGCATTGCTGGTTAAATTGCCTAACAAGCCACTGGTAATATCTTTAGAAAAAGCATATAAACTTGCAGCAGTATCACCTAGCGCCTTTCCCAGGGTATAACCAATTTGTACAGAAGCAACTTTGGTCTGTAGCTTTTTAATTTCTTCAACTAGTTCTGCACCGCCTAGTCCCAATTCTTCTGAGAATTCGTCAGTGGTTTTTCTAAGTTCCCTAAGACTGGCACTTTGTCTTCTGTTAGCGTCTGAGCTTTTAAGAACACCATCGTCTAATTTACTAAACCGTTTAATCAATGTATCTAATTGCTGGTTGCCTTTGGCAAATGTTTTATTAGTACTTTTAGTAGATTTTTTTAGATCATCCGTGGCAAAGCCAAATCGCTCACTGAATTTTTCTAATGCGTCTGTAAATTTTTGAAGAGACTCTTCACTTAAATCTGTCATTGGTTTTTACCGATAAATATGTATATCAACTATTTATAGGATTCAAACCATGAGTTCCAAAGCTCCTAACCCATTAACCAAACATTTTCGCCAACCTGCAATTTATTTCAAATTGCCCAGCAACGGAGAGTACTGGCCCCCGGGTAGTATTAATATGAGCCCTACTGGAGATATGCCCGTATACCCAATGACTGCTCAAGACGAAATTACACTAAAAACGCCCGACGCACTTATGAATGGACAGGGACAAGTTAATGTTATTAAAAGTTGTTGCCCAAATATTGTAGATCCTTGGAAAATGCCCAGCATTGATGTTGACGCAACACTATTGGCTATTCGTATTGCCAGTTACGGTGATACCATGGAGTTTAGTTCTAAATGTCCTGCTTGTAACGAAGAACACAATTATGGATTGCCTTTAAGCACTATATTAGAAAGTATCCGCCCAGCTGACTATAAAACACCAGTTAGTGTAGACGGATTAGCTATCAAACTAGCTCCTCAACTGTATTTTTCATTGAATAATATCAATTTAATTAAGTTTGAAGAGTCTCGTATGTTGCAGACCTTAAACAATTCGGAATTAGACGATACGACTAAAGCTGCTGAAATGGAAAAACGTTTACAAAAACTAGTCGAATTAAACATCAAAGTACTAGCTGACAGTACAGAATCAATTACTACACCAGAGGGTATTGTGGTCACTGACAAAGAACAAATCAGTGAATACTACAATAATGCCAGTAATCAAGTTATTAAAACTGTACAAAAAAGATTAGAAGAAATCAACGAAGAAAATAGTATAAAACCACAACCTGCAGTTTGCCAAGATTGTAATACACCATTTGATATACCTATCGTATTTGACTACAGTAATTTTTTCGTCTAAGGCTTTTGAATCTCAGTGACACGCAGGAAATTCTCGAATTTATCAATCAATTCGAAAGAGAAGCAAAAGCCGTTAAAGAGGAAGCTCTGCGTATATGTTGGTGGATGCGAGGAAGTATTACCTATGACGATGCCATGATGTTAGGCAATCAAGATAGAAGTATTATCAATAAAATTATTAACGAAAATCAAGAAGCAAGTAAAAAAACTGGACAACTTATATACTAACGAGATGAGCTTGTGCTCATCAATCACTTTCGCTATCGCTCAGTGATGCACTGTTTTCTTTTTCGCTGCTGCGAAATAGTTTCATCCAGATTAATCAGTCACACTTTGCCCGCGCAGGGCAAAGTGAAATTGAATTACTTCATCCGAGTAGCACAATCACTTAGCGTTACAACAATTACAGAGGCGGTTGGCCGGTACCTCGAGTTGCGTCTTCCCAACGGCGACTTATATAAAATACGCTAACATCTTATACAAGCGTGTGCTATCGCTAGCACGTCATTTTCGCTTTATTAACTTAAAGATTATCTATACTCCTGACAGATAACCTGCTTTTTAATCTTTCAAACAGCAAAACCACAGCTTTTGTGATCGTCGTCCCACCTTAGGGATAGTTGCTGAGTGCTCTTGGGCGCAAAGAGTCTTCTGTCCGGGTAACCCGTGGTCCCCTTGTCATAGGCACATGATTTTAACCTGTGCGAGTCTTAACTGCCTGAATTGTTTACTGTATCTTTTGGTTTTGCTTTTGGTTTACTAGATGCTTTTCTGCGTTCTAATTCAACTAAAAACATGGTTCTTGTACCACGATCACTCCAATTGTTTGCTGCCCAGATTATATAATCATCCGGTAACTCACTTAGGAAACAACCTTTGTACTTTCCCCAAGGCATTTTGGTAAAAGCATACTCATTCTTTTTACTGACCATAATAAAATCCTGTTAACCATTTAACTTGTTTTTGATGTGGGAGCCATGAACACGGACCGAGATTTGTCCGTTATAATAATCTGCTGATTCTAAGACTTGGTGTCTAAATTGCTCTCTTGCTTCGATATAGCTGCACTCTGCTTTACTCTTACAAAGGTATAGTATTTCCCTTGTAAAATTTTCAGCCCCTAGTTCAGCCACATCCTTGTTTAATTCGTCGTTTGAGCCATAATATTCCCGCCAGTCACTGTTGACCTTTGAGCGGATTTTCTTTTTCTTTTTTGTGCCGTTTTTAAGTTTTACTGTTTTGTATGTTGTTTTTGAGAATTTGGCTAATTTCTTACCTATGTATTTCCTATTGGAAACGTTGTTAGTGATAAGATACACAAAACCTATACAATCTTCAGGCAATTCCTCGATTATATTGTTTTGAAAGTACCACGTCACTCGACAACTCCATATGTAATATAGTTATGCCTGTGTGAGCCATGATAAAAAATTATGTTATTTCTACTGTACTGTCGTACTCTGTAAATCCGTTGCTTTTTACTACTTTTAGTATATTGTTAACCCTGCTGATCAGTTCGTCTTTGTGACTTACTAACCAAACACTCTTGTTGGCCTCTCGGCTCATCTTTTTAAGTATTGCTAAACTGTTTTCAACGCCCGAACTGTCCAATCCACTATCAATCAACTCGTCGATAAACAACAAGTTAATAGGTTGATATAGACCTTCCCAAACATCTCTAAAGGCCCAGCTCAAACTTAAAATAAGCCTATTGCGTTCGCCTCTACTGAGATTGTCAAAGTCTAGCTCTCTACCTAATTCTTCAATGCTAACAGTTAAATCGTTTTGGAATTTAACGGTATGTGGTAATCCAATACGGTCTAAGTACTGACTTAGGCGTGCATTCAAGTAATTGAGATTCTGATCAATGATCTTTTTACGTATAAAACTGTCTTTGTTTGTCAACAACTTCAACAAAAACTCTTGATGTTCTCGAATTTTTGTTAAAGTATTCATTAAATCGTAGCTGACTTCTTGCAGAGCCTGTGTTTTCATATCGTCAATTTGTTCTGCAAAAGGGTCAGCTTCGCTTTCTTTACTTACAATCTGACTTAATAATGTAGACATACTACTACGATGTTCAAAAGCATCTGCTTCGGTGTTGTAATAAACTTTAGGTTGTGCACCTAACTCACCCAGGTCTGCCAGTGCTTGAGTATGCTCCATCCATTGTGTGTTGGTAGCCAATGCTTGTAGCGCAGCTTCTTGTAAAGCACTACGTTTAGATTCCAACATCTTTTCGTGGCTGTCGTCGTGTAAGTCTTGTCCACAGGCGTGACACTTGTGATCTTCTAAGGCAGCAATATCAGCTCGCAGTTGATCGATAATTTTGTTTTCACGTTTTTCATCCAGCTCACACCGTTTTATCCAATTGGTTAGTTCGGTAATGGCTTTGCGTTTTGTGTTATAAGCATTTAAGGCCTGATGTGCAGTTATCTCTGCTTCGATGTCTAATTTTGCCAGCTCGTCATAAGCCACTTGTAAAGAAGATAAATCGTCGGCTTTTTTCTTTTGCCACAACGTTTGTCTGCGAACCAATGCATCTATTTGTTCTTTAATACGATTGTTAGCGTCATTTACCGCCTTAAGACGGTATTCTTCTTGCTGGATAGCGTCTTTTGTTGTTTTATTTTGTTCTTTTAATACTTCTGCACGCTCACTTAGTAGTGTAATACCCAACAATTGTTCGATAATAGCACGTTGATCGTTGGCTTTCAAGCTCAAAAATGGTTCAGTGTAAGTATTCAAAGCCAAGATATGTTTGAACATATCGTGACTCATAGCAAGCAATCGTTCAATTTCTTGTTGTGTTTCTCTTGAATCACCTTGACTGTTGTCGTCTTTGCTTTCCTGTTCAGCATCGTTAACATAAAACTTCAGTACATTGGGTTTTCTACCACGCTCAATGCGATAGCTCTGTCCATTACATTCAAAGTCAATGGTTACCAACATACCTTTGGTATTGGTCTTGTTGATTAAGTTATCTTTTTTAATGTTGGTTAACGCTTGGCCAAAGAGTGCATAGCTCAGTGCGTTAATGATAGTGGTTTTACCTGTACCATTACGTGCACCACTGTCGTCTCCTCCGAGATCAAGATTCTCTCCCAATACAAGAGTTAAATCTTCTCTGTCAAAGTTAATGGCCTGTGTAGCATTACCTACACTCATAAAGTTGCGAACTGATAAACTGCGAATTTTAAGCATTAGTTATTTTACAGGTTTCTATAGATGTCGAGCAAGAGATTGTTGTCGTAATGTTCACTGGAGATAGCCGTTAATTGATTGGTTACAATTTGGTCTACACTTTCAAAGTTTACGTTACCTTGTATAGCATATTCATCTAAATCGGTACTACGCTGACTGATCAGTGTAATCTCTCTCAGATTATGACTGCCTAAATAAGTTTCTTTGATAAAGTTGGCTTCTTCGTAACTGATATCAATATCAAGATTTACTCTAACGTGCATTCCGGGTTTTAGTACTGCATCTGCGTGATTCAATATGGTACTGAGTCCCATAACTCGATATGTGGGCTGATCCGGCCACGCATAGTGCACAGGATCTTTGCCCCACTCCAATACAGTTAGTCCTCGGTCATCATCTCCAGAGTCTGCATAATTGTGCGGAAAGCAATTACCAATGTAGGTAATATTTTTTGATGTTTGTCGTTTATGAAAATGTCCGGTGAACACGTGTTCAAACTGGTCAAAGTGTTCGCTTTTAACTTCACCATGATCTGGCATCTGTATCATGGCATTCATATAAAAGTTGGGCAATTCAAAATGCCCAAACATATATTTTCCTTTTAGTTTAGGAATTCTTTTATAATCATCAGCCACCAACCAAGGGGAAATGACCACATTACCATCGCTGAACCAATCATTGCATATTTGTACATTTGGGAGATGCTTTGCCCACGCAACACTTTGAACATCTCTTTTGTCGCGATAGTACAGATCATGGTTGCCAGGAATGAAATAAACACGATCAAAATTATCATTTAAGTGCTCCAACGCTTCTAAACTGTAGGTCAACGTTAAAATATTGATATTGGCACGATTATTGTGCCAATCTCCCAAGAACATTGCAGTTTCACAGCCTTCTTCTTTGGCTTTGGTTGTAGCCCATTTGACAAAATTCAAACAGTCTTCGTTGTGTAATAGACTATTGGACTTTAGTCCAAAGTGTATATCAGTGAATAGTGCAGCTTTCTTAAATAAATTACTCATCGTATCCTTTATTGTGCGTGACTATACAGTTTACACTATTGTAAACAAAAGATCAATCTTTTCGAGTGTCTGTTTATTCTTCGTATGAACTACTACCGCCACTCATACCTTGTCGAGTATAACTGGGGTTTAAGTTGTTCATTTCTAAAATATCGTCTCGAATGTTTTGATTGCGTTTCTCTACATTAAGCACACGGGTAAAACTATTGGTAATGGCCGCAGTATAGTAAGCAAATGGATTTTGACTTTTGGACTCATCAAACTGTAGTCCAATTTGGCTCAGTTGCAATAGTGCTTGGCTGCGCATTTCGTCATTATATGTATAACCACGCCAATTACTACGAGTAGCATAACGCTCACACAGTTTCATAAACATATGAGCCAATTTATTGGTCATTGCGCCGTGATCCTTGCTGAACTCTCCAGTTTCCAAATCACCTTTCCAATGGCTTTTGCCCACTAGTACTGGGTTACCTTCTTCGTCTACTCGATAATGATAAAACGGTGGAAAATTTACTTTGATATATTTGTTGTGTTTTGGGTCTTCTTCGTCGTATTCGGTATGGGTAACTTCGTCTTCATCTTCGAATAAGCCTTTGGCAACATCTTTTGCTCTACGAGTTTTAACATCGTCAATTGGTACGTGTTCCCAAGTCATAACTCTAAACACCACATCAGTAGCAGGAATCTTTGTGTATTTGATTTCAAACTGATCCATCTTTTGCTTTTCACCAGTGGCTAATACTGCTGCATCATAAGCAGCTTTGGCCAAACGCTCAGCTCTTAGTTTTCTAGCTTCTAACGTGTTTTTCTTGTTAATTTTTTTAACATTATCTAGAATGATATCGTAGTCTGCACATTCTGGCCCAATGTATGAACAGTATGTGGTTTTACTTTTGTGTATCTCTTTAAGAATGTCTTTGTTGTTAAGGTAATTAAA